GCAATAAATCAGCAACAACGAGAGACCGTGTTTTTACTCGTTCGTGAACTCGGTCAAGCACCCCGACCGAGTGAGTTGTGACCGAGTGAGTTGTGACCGAGTTCAAAAAGACCTAAAAAACGCCCCATACGTTATGCAAACGCAAGATTTAAGCAAAGAGCGACTTAAAAAAGTTGTCGATTTTGGTACTAACTGTATACCGTGTCTGAGTTACTCGTTTGCGTACTGGTCGACTTTCATCAGATATACCCGCATCATGCAATCAGATATAGGCAAGTGGCGACCTCAGTTTTTTTCAACCGCGTTGTGGTTGTCTATCAAAGCGGGTCGCGAGGCATGCGGCAACGAGCCATCGGCACCAGATTACGACTCAACCACAACACCAGTGCCCCCCCGATCAGCCATCAGCATCGGCGGGCAAATGCGCTATGATCCAGCACCAGTCGGCATCGTTGACGGCGGCAAAGACCAGATCAAAAATGCAAGCAGCCCCGACGGCATCACGACCGACAGTGCCCAGCGTTACCGCGTCATGCTCGAGGGTCATTTGCAGCAAGCGGGCGAGACCATCGCGCGCCCGATCAGCATTGATCTGAGCATCACAATCAGAGTCGATCACGTCGAGCAAAAACCTAACGTACTGGTAATTACTGGCGATCAGTAAGGCGACGGCACGTGTTGAGTGGCTATGCATTGTGCGAAATTAAGAAACTCGTTCACTCAGTCATCAGCGACCGAGTGAGTTGTATGTGGGTATCTGTATGCGCGTTAATATTCCCCCATCGCCTTACACGCGCGCGACAGATAGGGAGATATAAACGAGGGGGTGCTCGAACACCCCTAAAAAGTGTAACGACATTACACCAGTAGGCATAAAAACTATGCCCCCAACATCAGCACGCGGCGCACGGTTGTTGCTGCAAAGCGTTTGCCAGTCGACGACTCAAAACCCGCGTCGTTGAGGTGGTCGGCGATCTTGCCAAACGACCAGCCCATGCCTCGCAGTGTTGCAGCATACGAGGCAGCACGGCGGTTGTTGACGTTGTCGCGGGCGGCATCACGGCGGGCAGCCCAGCCCATCGCCATACGCTCGGCATTAAGGTTGCGGGCACCATGAGCAATACCAGTGCGAGCACGGCGGGCGGCGAGTGCGGCTTTAGTGCGCTCAGATATGCGCTCAGCCTCATGTTGGGCAACAGTGGCGAAAATACCAACAGTCAACGTGTTAAATTCGGGCACGTCGAGGGCGCGTATTGCAATACCAGAGTTTTTAAGTTCAAAGCAAAATTGAACATCACGGGCGAGGCGATCAAGTTTAGCCACAACCAACGTGCCCCCAGTCTCGCGGCAGTGAGCCATCGCAGCAGCAAGCATCGGGCGGGCGCGTTTCTTTCCCGACTCGATCTCGACAAATTCTTTACCAACGAGCCCAGCGTGAGCGATAGCAAAGCGTTGACCATCAAGACCGAGACCAGACTCGCCTTGCTGGCGGGTGCTGACTCTCAAATAAATCGCGTTTTGGGGGGCGTTAGTGGCGTTTTTCATTTTGTAGTGGTTAATTGTTGGTGCAAATATATATATAAATAACGTATTGACAACGCCCGTTCACAATTTGTCACAAAATAATTTTTAGCCATAGTGTTACACGGGTCGAGTAGTTGCGTAGATTAGCACAATCAAAATATGAACAATGAGCAAGGCAAAAAAGCAGTTCACGCTCAGCGATAAGGCAGCCGAGCGGTTGCACGTTATCGCCCAGCTATACGAGCGATCACCAGACGATTTACTGGTCGAGGCGGTGGGGGCAATGTGGGCGGCGTCGTTTGGTAGTTACAATCAAGCGACCCGACAAAAAATGCTGGCAGAGTTGAGCCAGCCAGTCGACAACGGCGAGGGGGTCGAGGCATGAACGCGCCAGATCAAGAGGGGGGCACGTTGACAACGACAGAGGTTGCGGCGGCGTTACGCATCAGCAAGGGCACAGTTTACAACTGGGTCAAGGCTGGGCACCTCAAGGCATTGCAGTACGGCAAGAGATACGTATACCGATTTGACGCAAACGAGGTGAGGCGGTTGACCATCAAATAAAAAAGGGTCGGCGGCAACCGACCCCAAAACTCAAAGAGCATGCAAAGTACTACAAAAATAAGCGATTTAAGCGCACCATACGACGAGGTGGGGGCAATTGTCATCGACTGGCAAAACTATCAACCCAGTGCCCCCCAGCCCGCAATACATCGACAGTTCAGCACGGCAAGCAATCTATACGCGGGTATCGGTGACCCCATCACGCTACAAGCGGCATTTGAGGGCATCAGGGGCGGGCGGTGGCGTGAGCCAGTTGAGCGGGTACGATCAGCGACTGGCAGCGATCGAGACAAGCTCAAGAGAGGGTTGTTTGCGATTTATGCCAGCGTCTTAATGCGAGGCAGCAACAAGGCGGCATCGAGCATCGACGAGTATACGGGTATTTTGGTTGTTGACGTTGACGGCAAAGACAACGCCCCCGATTTACTCGACTGGGCACCCCAATCACTCAAGGGCGACCAGTGGGTGCTCGGGTACCATCGGTCATGCGGCGGCAAGGGTCTGGCGATTTACTATCTGGTCGATAGCACCCAGACCGAGCATGCATCAGCATACAAAGAGCTGGCAGATCGTTTATACCATTTGCACGGCATCAACGCCGACCCCGCATGCAACAACGCAAATCGGGCACGGTTGATCAGTTACGATCCAGAGGCATACCTCAACCCATCGGCTGAGGTCTGGTCGATAGCAGAGGTACCAGCCAAATTTGACCGACAAGTGCGAGGCAACGCGGCATTGCACGAGGGCGAGGGGCACGCGATCATCGTTGCAGCGATCGAGGCTGGCGTTGATCTTACCAGCATGCCGCAAAGCTGGTATCGTCTGGGCAAGTGGGTGGCACAACAGTACGGCGACGACGGTCGAGAGTTGTTTCACCAGTTGTCGCAGTTTCACCCCGAGTACTCGACCCGCGAGACCGACAAAAAGTATACCTACATGCTGAGGTCGTTGCAGACGAGCGAGCGCAGAGTGAGTGACAACATACCGCGTATTTTGGCACACGAGGTCGCACCCGAGTTGCTGCAAGCGGTCAAAGCTGCAAGAGTGACAAAAACGAGCGAAAACAGCCGAATAACAGGTGAAACAAGCCCATATCTGGTAGGGTCGCCAGTTGTGACAAAAACTGGTCAAAACATCGACAAAACATCGGCAGACCGCCCAGTATCGGTCGCTATCGATTTAAGCCAAAAAGAGGCACCCAGAGCGACGATCGCAGACCGAGCGGCGTACACCTCGACCGCATCACCGATCGTGGCGCAGAGTGCCCCAAATCGCGTAAAAACACCCGCCGACCTCGACAAGCTACTGGCATCAACCCGCTACCATCACGACGTAAACTTTGTGCCCCCCAGATCAGTGGTGAGCATCGAGGGTGAGCGGTTTGCAACGGCGGGCAATTTTAGCGTGCTGGTCGGGCTGCAAAAGTCGGGCAAAGGGTTTGTATTGTCGGCGATCGTCGCGGCATACCTACGCGGTGAGGGGGGGCAGTGTTTGTCGTTCAAAGCATCACCGATCAACGGCAAGCCCGACGTGGTTGTCATCGACACAGAGCAAGACGAGGGCGACCTCAACACGACGACCGAGCGGTTAAGGCGAGCGTTGAGTGACGAGCAGTTTTCACGGTTGACCGTTTACGCGTGGCGATCACAAGCCCCACAAGACGCACTCGACATGCTGGCGCGCGTTGCAGTCAATCACCCGAGCGCGGGTCTGGTCGTTGTCGACGGCATCGCCGATCTATCGCCATCAGGGGTGAACGACGACGTCGGCGCGCGAGAGGTAGCTCACAAGCTCAAGGCATTGACGACGACGGCGGGTATACACGTGGTCACGGTTATTCACCTCAACAAAAACGTCGCATACAACACAAAGACGACAGAGTTTGCGCGACTCGCAGAGGCGACCGTCGCTGGGCATCTGGGCATCAACCTACAACGCAAGGCAGAGTCGATCATCGGCGTATACAAAGACAAAGAGCAGCGTATACACTCAGTGCACCCCATCAACACGAGGGGTCGCGACTTTGCCCCGTTTGCGTTCACCATCAGCCGACCCATCGACATGCCAGAGCACGTATCAGCGTTGCAGTACGAGGCAATCGTGGCAAGCGCAGTCAACCCAAACAAAGAGACGGCGACCAGTATTGACGTATCGACGCATCGTGAGATCGTAGCTGAGGTGTTTGCAGTCGGCGACGAGTTGAGTACAAACGATCTGCGTATGCATATTGCACGCGTTGTCGGCAAGCGGCAAGGGGTCAAGGTGAGCGAGCGCAACGCCCGAGAGTGGGTCGCGTTTTGGCATGCGGCTGAGCTAATTGTCAAGACTAAAGGCGACAGGCACCCACAACAGACGTGGCGGGTTGCGGGTTCAGACCCGACCCCATCAGCACCAGCCGACCCGACCCCAGCCGAGCCCGCGTTGCTGCAAGCCGAGCCCATCGACGAGGCACGATCAAAGGCGATCGCCCGCAAGCGCAAGCAAGGCAAAAAGGGGGGCACAAATCGTCTGGCGTGAGGTCAACTCGACCAGTATTTCAGTTAACTCGTTCACTCGCCCACTATCTATATGGGCGAGTTAACGTTGACCGAGTTGTGACCGAGTGAGTTGTGACCGAGTTCAGCAACATGCCAAAAAACGCCCCCCAGTGCACCAAATCGCAATAAATCAGCAACAACGAGAGACCGTGTTTTTACTCGTTCGTGAACTCGGTCAAGCACCCCGACCGAGTGAGTTGTGACCGAGTGAGTTGTGACCGAGTTAAAAAAGAGCCAAAAAACGCCCCATACGCTATGCAAACGCAAGATTTAAGCAAAGATCGACTCAAAAAAATCATCAACTACGGTGCAACTCGTTCACCGTGTCCGAGTTACTTGTTTGCGTACTGGTCGACGTTCAACCGATACGCCAGTATGTTACCATCAGACATAGGCAAGTGGCGACCTCAAGTCTTTGCGACGACGTTGTGGTTGTCGATCAAAGCTGGCTACGAGGCATGCGGCATCGAGCCAGCGGCACCAGATTACGACCCAGCTACAACACCAGTGCCCCCCCGATCAGACGTCGGCGTCGTCGGGCAAGTGCGCCATGATCCAGAGCCAGTCGGCATCATTGACGGCGGCAAAGACCAGATCAAAAATGCAAGCCGACCCGACGGCATCACGACCGACGGTGCCCAGCGTTACCGCGTCGAGCTCGAGGGTCATTTGCAGCAAGCGGGCGAGACCATCGCGCGCCCGATCAGCGTTGACATGAGCATCGCAATCAGGGTCGATCACGTCGCGTACAAATCTGACGTACTGGCGGTTGCTGGCGATCAGCAAGGCGACGGCGCGCGTTGAGTGGCTATGCATGCGGCAAAGTTAATCAACGATATTTCAATACATGAGCAGAGGCAGACCCCCAGTATTCAAGACTCCCGACGAGCTCGAGTCGTTGTTTCATCAGTACGAGGCAGACATCAGGGCAAACCCGATCAAAAAGCGGGTATACGTCGGGTGGCAGTCGCGCCCCGAGTGGCTCGAGGTGAGGCGACCGTTGACCGTTTTAGGGTTTGAGGTCTGGCTATCAGAGAGAGGCATTTGCACCAGTGGTCTGGGCAACTATCGTCGCCAGAGCTGCAAGCATCACGAGCAGTTCGTTGACGTGTTGCGATATATACGCGTGGCGTGCAATGCCGACATGATATGCGGCGCACTGGTCGGCGTATACAACGCTCAAATCGTCTGGCGGTTGCTTTGCCAGTCTGGGCATCGGTGATTATTACATGATCACTCACGCGCGTTACGTGCGCGCGCGAGGCATGGGGTATTACCTACCATCGGCACCAAAAGTGCAAGAGGTAACCTCAGGGTGACTTTTTCCACTTACGACCATCAACACCAGAGCAGCGCGTTAATTCATTGTCAATAATTGACAACGATTTTGGGGTTTTATCAATAATTGATAACACCCCGCTACCAGTGGCACCAGAGCATACAACAAGTGCCCCCCATCAAAGCGACGAGGGGCACCAGCGACAAGGGGGTGAGCGATCACGCGCCCAGCATCAGCACACGGCGCACGGTCGTTGCTGCAAAGCGTTTGCCAGTTGACGACTCAAAGCCCGCGTCGTTGAGGTGGTCGGCGATCTTACCAAACGACCAGCCCATACCGCGTAGCGTTGTGGCATACGAGGCGGCGCGGCGGTTGTTGGCGTTGTCGCGGGCGGCATCACGGCGGGCAGCCCAGCCCATCGCCATGCGCTCAGCGTTGAGGTTGCGGGCACCATGCACAACACCAGTACGAGCACGGCGGGCAGCGAGGGCGGCTTTGGTGCGCTCAGATATGCGCTCAGCTTCATGCTGGGCAACGGTGGCAAATATGCCGACGGTGAGCGTATTGAACTCGGGCACGTCGAGGGCACGTATCGCAATGCCAGAGTTTTTAAGCTCAAAGCAAAACTGTACATCGCGGGCGAGGCGGTCAAGTTTAGCCACAATCAGCGTGCCCCCAGTCTCGCGACAGTGAGCCATCGCGGCGGCAAGCATCGGGCGGGCGCGTTTCTTACCAGACTCGACCTCAACAAATTCTTTGCCATCGAGACCAGCGTGAGAGATAGCAAAGCGTTGACCATCAAGACCGAGCCCAGACTCGCCCTGCTGGCGCGTGCTGACTCGTAGGTAAATCGCGTTTTGTGGGGTGGTGGTGGCGTTTTTCATTTTGTAGTGGTTAATTGTTGGTGCAAATATATATATAAATAACGTATTGACAACGCCCGTTCACAATTTGTCACAAAAT